TCGTATTTAAGTTTCATATCGTAAAATTGGCAGCGCATAACAATGTATAAAATTAATGCGCTATGTTACGTTAGTGCTATTATTTAAGTGTTGTGGTTAGCGCACTAATCTTATACTAACCGTTATAGTCCAGTTTGCCCTAAAAATGTTCTCCACATTCTAAACACATTTCATGGTGTTTACCAGTAACAGCAATATTATCAGAGCCGCAGTTTGGGCAAACCGTATCTATAACAAGCGGTAATACACCATTATTTTTAACTGCTTCCTGTAAAAATTTCATCATCTTCCTGCTATTATTAGCACTCGGGCGCTCAAATATTCTAAATTCTTCCTCCACCTGTTCAAGTAGTTCATTAAGTTCTTCCTGTGTCATAATTGTTTCGTTTTTCAAATCCGTTAAAAATCACGGTGCATACCGCCAGCCGTTATAAGCCATTTGAAGTGCATTTTCTGCATTTTACCCCTCATTTTGGAGCATTTTTCTCAATAAGTGTGCATCAAAGGTATATTTTAACCCTCGTTTAGTCAATATCACTTAACTTTCTTTGTGATTCTTTACATTTCATTAATGGCTAAATTCCAACATCAAATACACACTCAAAATCGCGGCCTATGTAATTGCCTGTTTTTCACTATCGACAGCCCGCGCTCCGAGATTGGAACGCGAACATTAAAAATGTACAAAATATTGCTATGTGTACATTACAAAAAAGTGGCTATTTTGATTTTGGCGGGCGTTTAGCTTCCAGATATTCAAACAAAACCAGGTCGATTAATTCAAAAGGAGAGATACACTCTATCTCTAAATAGGGTATTCCCTTGTCTGCGTGCCCGGCTTCGTTGGGGGTAAAGCTAATTATGACTTTGCCATCGGGGGAAGCCCCCTCATATTGGAGGGTTCCCCACATCATCACTCTTTTTAGTTTCTCTGCCTGTGTCCGCTTCATTTGTTATCATTTTTTTTAAGGATTACTAATATCCACATTACAATAACAGATATTAATAGGGCAATTCCCCATATTAGCATAAATGTTTCTTTTGGTGTCATCACATCCTCATTTTAAAATACGTCATTCCGTTAGCTTCAAAATATTCAACTGCCCGGACTACATCCCCGATAACTATCTCCTTGCCTTCAATATAGGCATCTCTGGCGGCATCAAAAAACGGGGGAGTGCGCTCAGGATAAAGCAAGGTTATTTCATTTCCGGCCTTGTACCAAATATCTCCGGCTTCGTCAATATATGCGTAGCCATTCCGAGACGCTTCTAATTCAGCCAGCCTGTCCGGCCTTACATCAATACCTGTGTGCCTGACCGCATCCTTGAGGGTCATTAACACCTTAACAATCCTAAATTTTTGCATAATTTACTGTATTACTGTATTACTGTTCGGTTCTTAATCTCTTTGAATGGTAGCAGGGAGAAAACTATCTCCGCATTGTCAATGATAAATTTTCTCCATTCCCATATACTCCCCATCGTCCGGGGGCATCCAAACACACGCTTTAAATAACGTTTTAGGCGGCGTTTAGTGTATATCCCGGCAAATCTCTGTACCTCATGCCCTGACTCTGTGGAGATGGTTAAAATTAGTTCTATTTTGCCGGGATGGGAGTCCATTGTGATTACCCTGGTCAGTATCCGGCCATTCTTTGCGGCCTGTTTAAATAATATTCTTTGTTCTATAATGTCCATGATTTTTGTTTTTACTTGTTCCGATTTTTAATCGGAGGGTCTTCATAAAAACCCTCCCTTAATTACCTCTGTCAGCCCATTGTTTGGGTATATAACACTCTTTAGTCCTATCCCCGGCATTTCTCAACCATGAATCAACAAAGGGAGTGCGTGTATCAGGGTGAAACAATCTTTTAGCGCTCACTTTATCAAATGTCAGAGCGTAATAAAGCCCCCTTTGTTTGACAAACTTAAATCCCTGCCTTGTTAGAGCCATACATAGCTTAGCAAATTGATATTGTTTGTCTGCCTGTGTTTTTTGTTGTCCTGCTGTCTTCATAGTTTTTTTATTATTATCTAAGCAACATCTGTTCTTTGTAAGCGAAGTATGGTCCAGCGTCTCCACCTTCCCAATTAAAATAAACTACACTTGAATCCGTTACGATAGCGAAGCCACCCACATCAAACAAGGGGAACCATCCATGAAATTTTTCCTGTCTTTTATTGCAAATATCTACAAGAATTGCAGTAAATTGTGGATTGTTATTTAATTCGGTTGTACTCTCACAGCCAAAATAAAATAAAAGATTTTTCATTGCATTCATAGCAGTAATTTTTAATTGTTATTTGTTAGTCTAATTCTTGTGATGCATATTGTTTAAACCAGTTGTAGATAGAAGTTACAACTCCCCGCTTTCCCCTTGTTATCTTATCTACAAAGGTCATTCTCCCGGCTTCGTCTGTCTCGTACAAATCATCTTTGTCTGATTCAAAGAAAAAACCCCTAATTGTCCCTTCATATTTACGCTCAAAAAATACGCGCGATGATGGGATGCTCTTAATCTGTCCTGTAATTTCTTTTTTTGTGAGTCTCATGGCTGTTAATTTAAAAATTTCTGGCTTATGCCATTGTGCCCGGATTAGAAACCAATCCGCACCGGGCGGTTAGAAGGTCTTAAATCTTATTAAATCTTTTCATACCGTCAAACTTGCGGCTTTTTACACTCTCCCCCTCATTAAGATTGTAAAATTCTCCTAATGATAGACGCACCACGCGCCCGGTATTTAGTTTTATCTCCGCTCCGGCGTGGGCGGCGGCGTAAAAACCATTTACGCACTCATCCCCACGCCACAAACTAAAATCGTGGGTTTCCGGGTGTTCCCACAGTTCAAAAACGCGGCCTGTTTCACTATCGGCGTACGTCCTGCCGGTTTGTCTTAATGCACTTTTATTCATAGTTATACTGTTAAACAGATTAGAGGGTCTTAAAAATCATTGCCCCCATTCCTTCGTACATCTCTGAGAGATATAAACACCCATACCACAAAGGTGATATTCACCAACCAGGCGCCGGAGTTCTTTTCTAAACTCTTTGTGAGAGTTAAAATCATCCCGGTTTAATTCGTCCACCGTCTCAACTCCGGAAGCTGTTCGCATATTAAGGTAACGTGTCATAACTTCTAATTTTTATAGATTAATATTTTGTTAAATAGGTTGGAGGGTCTTACAAAAGATATCCCAACCTACTACTCTCACATGCACATAAAGGTACTAAGACAATTTAATTACAATTGGTTTGCGCTCTCCTATCTCTATATGTCCAGCTTCAATACTCATATACTTATTTTTAAGGTAACGGTGAAGATCCTTCTTTGATTCATTAGCAAACTTCCGTTTCATTTGTGCGTAGGCGTCATCCTGTGCGTCACTCATGGATAGCTCACACAAAACGTCATAAATGCAATCAGCGAGTTTATTCGGTGTCATAATTAGTTAGTATTAAACCCAAACACACAATATAGTAACATTGTAACACCCTTTGTAGGTAACTTTGTTTGGGGGGGGTGAGAGCACTAATATAATGCCAGTTCACCCGTCAACGTTCCTACAAAATAAACAAATAAGCTACATTAATACCTTTTGTGTGTATAGATTGGTTAAAATCACAATAATTTAAGTGTTAATTAGTTAGTCAGGATTGCCCACGGGGGCGGTATTCAAGAATCAAATCACAAAATGATCAGTTAGGGCACAATATTAGTAGGTTATACCTGGCGCGTTCACTATCAGTAAGGGGAACACGCATTGAGATTTCAGACAATGAAGCCGCGAAGGCTTTGCATTGTTGGAGGGTGCCAATGAAGCACCCCCCGGAATATTTTACTTTGTGTGTGTACATTATTTAAACAAGTTGAGAGATTCGCAAATGTCAATAATAACGGCGTCTATGTGTATGGCCTGGCCTGAAGTGGTGCGCCCCCATAGATTTTCACCCATGATCACAGGTTCCCCAGCGTCCTGGAGTTTTTCCGCCAGCCAGCCGGACACTAACCACCATTCTAAAATTTCCTGCGGTTCGTCTTCAAGACCCTCTAATTCGGATATTTCATCCCTTATTGCGTCCTCTTTTTCCTCATCTCCATTATCGTATGCTTCATCCGCCAAGGTATCCAACCGGTTAATTTCCTCACCTCTTTGATCCTCGGTTCCTCCTGCGAATTTTGCGTATTCTCCGTAATACTCCGGGAGGGTAAACATATTTTCGACGTCATCCATAGAAAAAGGGGCTTCGCTTGATTCGTGACTGAGAATAAACTCAACCATTTGATTAACGTTTGCGTAAACTTCGCGCTCTACAAATTCGCTTGCGATTCTTTGTTTGTTTGCTGTTGCGTTCATAACAAAAGTTTTAAAGTTAATAAATTAGTGGTTTGACTTCGTGTTATCTGTAATGTTCTACGAACAAATCTAAGCCCTTTTCCTGCGTCCACCAAATAAAAACTGTTAAAAGAAAGTTAATGAACACTAAAGAAAGTTAAAGCGTTTAGCCGGTGAACGTATCATTTTAAAGATCAAAGCAGAGCGCCCGACAGGCGCGGGTTTCGTCTCGTTCCGCCACGGGAGAAACAAAACAAACAGACTGCAAAGATTACACAGTTGTATTTGCCCACACAGTTAAACGGGCTTTGCCCACCAAAACAAAAGACCCTCCACCATCACACCAAGCCGCAGCACCCGGAAGCATACAAGCACACACCGAACACCAAGCAGTCAAAATAAAAAGCTGAAAATTTGAAAGGCAAACCGGTTCCGGCATTTGGCGAGCGACCGGGGGTGTCTTCGCCCAGGGGGTGAGGGCGACTATTTGCAGGGGGATTATCCCATATACCCCCCACTACAAGAAAAAATAACATCTATATAACTGCTTGTTATCTCACTACAAGAACCTGATATTTCACATTCATAGTACTACAATAAAGCCTATTGGCTGATTGTGGCTGTCCCTTGTAAGTTAAATAAGGTTAATGCGGTGGTGTATTGTTTGGGTTATTGTTATATTTGGGTTTTATAGACCCTCTAACGATGTTCACGAATAATATATGTACACGTAACGTGAACGAGGATTAACTTTGAACACGATTTAAGGGGATTAAATATAATTTTGGTAGTAGTGGATAGGTGGAGACGAGTTAAGCTAAATTTTGGGCTTATTTTGAATAAATTGATATTTCAGTAGTGTATATACGGAAATTACATTCAAACAGGTGTGAACTACCCATGAGCTAAAGACTCATGGGCTTCGGGCTTCACAGAGGAACGGCCTTTCAAAAGATTGGTTCTTACTTCCTCTCCACCCGTGTAATCGACAGTTCCTGCCGATATATGGTTTAATCCGAAACGAAGAATATTGATAGCGGCATTAACATCACGGTTATGATGAGTATGGCAAATAGGACACTCCCACTCACGGACAGACAAATCTTTAGTCTGTTTGTTGACATATCCACAGACATTACAAGTCTGCGAGGAGGGGAAGTATCGGTCTATTTTCACAACCTTTTTGCCGTTCCATTCTGCCTTGTAGGTAAGCATGGAAACGAAGCTACCCCAGCTTGCATCAGTAATGGATTTGGCGAGGTGACGGTTTCTCTCCATACCCTTTACATTCAAATCCTCGATGCAGATGGTATCATATCTTCTAACAAGGGAAATGGAGCACTTATGCAGATAGTCTGCACGACTATTAGCAATCTTATCGTGAAGTCTGGCAACTTTGAGCTTTTGGTTTTCAAACCCTCTGCTGCCTTTCTTCTTACGGGAAAGATGCTGCTGTGCTTTAGCAAGTTTGCGCTCGTATATTCTTGTGTAGCGGTTATTCTTAAAAGTCTCTCCCTCGGAAGTGATAAGCAAGTCCTTCAAACCCATATCAACACCAATCGACTTATTAGTCTTTTCAAGCGGAGTTACGTATTCTTCTTCTGTAAATACAGAAACGAAATACTTGCCGCTTGGTGTCTTGGAAATAGTTACCTTGCCGATTTTGCCTTTTATCTCACGGTGTACACGGCACTTGATACCCTCCTTGAACTTGGGTATAAAAAGCCTGCCACCTGCGACAGATGCAAATTGCGGAACGGTGAAACTATTTTTGGAGCGCTTGGATTTGAACTTAGGAAACTTCGCACGCTTCTGAAAGAAATTAGTATAGGCTACTTCAAGACTTCGTATAGCGAACTGCAAGGTTTGAGAATTTACTTCTTTAAGCCATGCGGTTGCTTCTTGCTTCTTCAATTCGGTAAGAGTCTTGGCTTGTGCGTAATAATTATCGCTTTTACCAGTGAGTCTATATTGCTCTTTACGTTGATTGAGAAAGTAATTATACACAAATCGAGCGCAACCGAAATGCCTTGCCAGCAAATCGGCTTGCACCTTATTCGGGTACAGTCTGAACTTGTATGTTCGATTAATCTTTCTCATATCGCTTACAAAGATAGTAATTATTTTGTAAACAACAAAACTTTTTCGTATATTTATGGCATGGAAGAAAATTATAATCACAAAAATAGGCATAAGTATTACCTAAAATGTCACCTTGTATTTTGTATTAAATACAGAAGAAAAATACTCAATGGTGATTTTGATAACGACATCAAAGCAGTATTTCTGTCAATAGCGGATAATTCTGATTTCAATATTGATATTATGGAAACAGACAAAGACCATATACACTTTCTAATTAGTTATCCACCAAACATATCTGTAACATCAATAGTTCGGAAACTAAAACAAGAGAGTACAATTTTTGCTTGGCACTTATATAGTACGATGTTGAGAAAATACTTTTGAAAAGAGAAAACATTATGGTCGGATGGATACTTCGCATGTTCCATAGGTGAAGCAAATCCAAACACAATAAGGGAGTATATCAGACAACAAGGATAGTGCCTTACATCCCACAAGCTAAAGACTTGTGGTTTTTACGGCACTTGCTATAAATTGTTTAATTTAAAAATTGATTATTATGAAAAGATTGTTAGAACAACAGGAAGAGATTATTGATAATTATTCTCTGACCAAGGGGGCTACGGAGGATGACTTGCGTATAGCGATTAATCAGCACGCCATGGTTGTGGGGATGAATGGAGTGTTGCGTCCTATTGAATGGGATGTGCGTCCACTATGTTCGGACACTGATGGATGTGTTTCATGTACAGTAGAGTTCGATACGATAGATGGTTCTTTTTGTGCTAAGTGTGGTCAGGTTTATCCATTTTAAATTAATAATGTTATGAGAGAGATTTTATTTAGAGGAAAAGTTTTAAGGAGTCATTCTTATCCGGAGATGGTTGGTCAATGGGTTTATGGACATTATTTTGAAGATTTAGTAGGAGGGGAATTGGAGGGTTTTATTTTTAACGCTCCCACTTCTTTTTGTGTTGACCCTCGGACTGTTGGGCAATTCACTGGCCTTCGTGATAGCAACGAGAATAAGATATATTCTGGGGACGTTATTAAGACCCTAAGCGGTATTGCTGAAGTTGTTTTTGATAGCGGGATGTTTGCGTTAGAAAGCCCAGGAAGCGAAGCGATAGATTATGATTTGTTTTTGGTTGCCCCGATAAGTGTTATTATCGGCAATGTATTTGAGGAACCTTTTAAACAATGAATCATGAACAATCTTGATATAATATCAGACAATATCAGCAAGCAATTAGCCGGGTTGAAATTAATGATAGGCACTACTTCTCATAGGGAATGTAAAATATGCGGGAAGCCTGCTGTGTGGAGTGTCCGTGGAGATGGTTATTGTGATGAACACATTGAACTAAATAAATCGCAGAAAAGAGCTTTAAGACTTATTTCTATTATTATGCAATCATTTTAATAAATTAATTATGAAAAATGTTATGAGAGAAGAAATATGTTCGTTTGAACTGGCTAAGCTTGCTAAAGAGAAAGGATTTGACATGGGGACAGTTCATTATTATACTAACAGGATTCTTACACCTGAAGAACAAGAGGCTGGGTATAATTTTTCAAAGACCCCCCCACCATACAAGCTAAGAGAGTCATTTGTGGGAGAATCTGACAAATACATTCGCTTGCAAGACTTGGTTATTTTTAGGGAATTTGATATTGGGGCTCCCACTCATTCATCGCTCCATGTATGGCTCCGTGAGAATCACAATATCCTTGTCTGTGTTTATTCAAACGCTTCAGGCTATCTGTGGGAGGTGATGAGAGCAAAAGGAGGAAGCACTATGCGTTGGAGTGAATTTGAGGGGGATGATGAAGAGAGTGGAGCTTATACGACATATGAAAGAGCAATGGAAGATGCATTGGAATATGGGTTAAGTACCATTCGGTGATTTTAATTAAGACCCTCTGAGACGAATAAAGCCGAGAGTTGTTGTGACCCTCGGCTTTTTATTTGATATTAACCCGATATTTCCTATTATCGACCCTCCACCCGTTTTTCGTATTCAAAATAGGCATGGTCTGCCATCTCTGCGGATTTGTCTATTGTGTGTCCTTGGCTCATGGCGAGGTAGAATAGGTCAAACCATTTGTCACCGTCTGATTTTAATCTGCCTTGCACGTGGAGGGACTGTGTGTTGGCATAAGTAGCTGGAGCGTGAGCTAAGGCTGACACAGGCCAATTATAGCTATATTCATCTTCTTGGAGGCATACACTTGAGACTCCCCTTCCACCCGTGTTAGTCTCGCTAACGGTTAATGGTTGTAGCGGGGTTAATTTTTCGATTAAGTCTTGTGACACGAGCCATTCACGTGCCCTACCCTCGTCAACAATAACCACCTTATCCCCTGGCTTAAATTTTCCATCTGTACTCATAACATTAAAAGTTCAAATTAGTGTATCTTGTTTTTCTGACCCTCTTGATGATGGCCATTTTAAATCTATACGTAGCCTCTATTATGAGCGTGTAATGTATCAAGTCGTCTTTCCTATGGTCTTTGTATATAGTCGCATAGTCTTTTCTTAGTTTCTTTAATAGCTTTATTCTCATGGCTAATGTGTTCTTCGTCCTAATATTATGAATCTATGCACCTCTACGTGCTTTGGAATAGTTATCTTGTTGCCTTGTTTGAGGGTCAATATAATGCTATTTGGTGTGACCCTCTCTTCGGCTATTTCCTCCCTGTCACGGAAGTATGTGTACGTATCTATGTACTCTTGTATTTGTGGCTCTGACATAGTGTTTTAGTTTTAGAATGAGTCCAGTTTTTTAATTAATTTACTGGACAAATAATGAGATGTATATCGTATTAAAACGACGCCATACATGGGGGTTATCCAATCCACTTAAAAAACCCTTTTGTGTATTCACATTCTTCGTTCTCGTGTTGGTTAATCAATGCGCTAATGGAATCCAAAACAACTCGTTCGTCATATTCCTTGGGATTTTCTGTTAATCCTATTTCCATCTTAATAGTTTCTATAAGTTCTGACAATTGTTTTATCTTGTTGGCTTGACACATGACCAATGCCTCCCCTTGCTCCTGACCATTCATAAATGAAGCGTACCATCCTGCATGACTATGTATGTTTCTTACTTCCATTGTACTGTTAATTTTAGGAGTTATTATCCAATATACCCATCATAACGATTAGTTAATGGGTGGGGAGCATCAATCTTCTTAGCCTGTCTCCGAACATATCGCTTGTGGCGTTTCTTGGCATAGGCAATCTCTTTGTGAGACAGCTTTACGTACTTCTTACTCATCTTATCTACTTGCTCCCCTTTGTCCATTATACTATCCTTGTTAAAGCCTGGGCTTGTGATACCATATAATATTTATGACCCTCTAATTCAATCTCCGTGCAAGATTGTTTGGAAGCCACAATAGTTTCTCCCACCTGTACATCCATGGGGACAAATTCAATCTCTTCAAAGCCCCTGCGGATGACGATTCCGGGGCCAACGGCCACAACTTTACCCTTACAGAACCGGGTATTGGAAGTAGCTTCAGGAATAATAATACCTGTCTCTGTCTTTTTCTCTTCGCTCATCTTCTCAAAGATGATTACGTCATTTAATGGTTTGATGTTCATGTCTATTTGTTTACTGGTTCATATTTTTGTTCAAATTCATGTGGTCTTTCTGGATAATAAAACCCTTCACGTGTTAAGACTATATAATCTCCGGGTTCTGCTATTTGCCTACCAAACATTGTATCTATAACAATTCCGTGCCTCCCAGAGAATCCTCCTGGATGCCAGTCTGGTAGGCCATTCATCTTTAGAAACTTTTTTACATTTCTGAGAGAGACAACATCTGGGACTATCCATGCCTCAACGAACTTAGGGGTTTGCACATACGTTGCCATGTCTATTTATTTTTAGCGATTATCACCGCTTCCGTTTAACTTATTTCTCTCTTTACGCGAATTTAGCTTGTCAATGTTCATTTGGGCTATGCGTTCCAACGGAAAGCCAAGGTCGTAAGCCAATGTGGCGCAATACCACATCACGTCTCCAAGCTCTTTGGCTATTTCTGCCCTTATCTGTGGAGTGAATATTCCTCCATTGTCACGAATGACTTTTTTAACTTTGTCAGCAACCTCTCCTGCTTCTCCGGCCAATCCCAGGGTCGGGTAAATAACCTCATCTTTCTTGGGGTAGATTGCTGTCTCCAATGCTTTTGTCTGATAATCGTTTATTTCCATCTTGTCTCTGTTTTATTAAATAGTTTTTTATTCGTGTAAACAGATTGGTAAGCGTGTCTCGAACATCCGTGTATTCCTCGGTAGTTGTCGGAGTTTTTATTCGCACCTCCCATTCAATGGTTTTGTGCATCTAAATATTCTTTATAATAACGCAAATTCTGTAAGAACTGGATGTCGTCAGAAAGCACTTGAAGTAAATCATCTACTTGTCTTTGTACCCACCTAATAGGCTCTTCGTACCACTCTTTAGGCGTAACATCCCTAATGTTTGAAGATGCCAGCATTGACAATGAAGTCTTGGTAGTTGCGATGCTTTCTTCTGTTTCTTCGATTAGAGAGTCCAACTCGTATTCGTTGTTTATTGTAACCCTCGACAAGAATATGTCTGCTGTAAAATCTATTCCGTACCCCATAATATTTCGTATTGTAATATGCAATATACTGTGTTTTGTACTCACTCACAAGTTAATTATTCATAATTTTATAGGCTTCTGTAAACACTTTTTTGCGTTTCAATTCACTTAAAGTGTTGTCAACAACTTCCCCCCATGAATCGTGGTCTATTTCTAACGGCTCTATGTCGCCAGTGGTTGGATTTAACCAAAGCAACGCCATTCTTTCTATGGAATAACCCTCGTACTGACTTAATAGCATATTGCCATAGATTCCTAATTGGAGGGAATATTCATACCATGGGCTGTGTGGGTAGTTTGAGAAAAGACCCTCTAAGTTGCCAAAGGGTCGCTTTAGCTTCGGGTTCTCCTTATTTGTTTTGTAATCAAGGATAACTATTGACTTTGTTCTGTGATTGATTAGAACAAGGTCTGACTGTCCGGCCATGCCGATGAAAGCATTAACAAGAACTGGCTCTGCAATAAACTCATACCCTAAGTCATAATAGGGCTGTAAGATGCCTTGCAAGTTGTCCAAATATGTAGCGATGATTGGGCGGGCCGGAGTTTTGCCGTACAAATATTTTATCGTAGCGTATATTTCGCTGTTTGGAACGTCATTGTTCTTAACTTTCATCTCACAGGCTGCATGGGCGGCTGTTCCGTAGTCCGTAGCTTGTTTGTTGTTTTTCTTCCATGCTGTGATGATTCTTTTGGCCCTCTTATCGACAGGAAGTATATCCCAATCTTTTTTGTTTAGGCAGTCACATTCGTAGCTTGGTTTTTGAGCGCAACGTGTAGCCATCTCATTCTCATTAAATGGGGGGACAAACAATCCCACGAAAGTTGTTACGGAAATAAGAGGGGTTCGCACATCATTCTTCTCGATGAAGTAGAGGTGTGGTTCGTCTGCGTAGTAAACATTAAATCCTCGCCATATCGTGTGTTTGAACGGAGGGGCTACATCATTGTCATCGCAAGGCATTATTTCTATCTTGTCAACGAGAGGTTTTTGCTTAGCGAGTTTTTGTCCGAGTTTTTGTGCTATATCCATAATATATGTCGCAAATGTTTGCAATATTAGTGACAAAAATCCCCCGGAATGATGCTCCGGGGGCTGAAGTCGCAGAACGGCTTCTTTACAACACCAACGCATGGTTGGGCTATTTTGTGCCCGTCTATTTCCAGGCTGCCACTCATAACCAAGCATAAGAGTAATGAACGGGAATTTCGCGAAACCATTGCTCGGCCTCATTTAACCATTGGAGGATGGCTGCTTGGCCTTCACAGCTTTAGAGAGAAAGCTGGTCTTTATCCGAGACTTACAAATAATGGTAGCGGGAGATGGAATCGAACATACACTTTCATTCGATGTCTCTAGGTTATGAGCCTAGAATGTTGCCAATTACACCACCCCGCAATATATTTTTTTAATTTATAAAATTCTAATTCAACAAATTCCTTGTTAAATTTACCTAAATCTTTAATAATATATGGTTCATAATCTAATTTGATTATTTCATTAATTTTTATCTTATCTCTATTTTGAACTTGTTTTAAAGAATGTTTCTTAGTTATTTGTTTATAATGCCAAATACCATTCCATAAAACAGCTAATTTATAATCATCGATGATTATGTCAGCATCCCATTCATTAAACATCTTTTTATTAAAATAAACTACTTTAAATTCTTTTTCACATAATTCAGCAAAATATATTTCATTTTTACTACGTTTATTTTGTGATTGTGCTGATGCTAATCCACCACTTCTTTCATGACCTTTTAAAGGTAAATTATATTTTGTTGCACATGATTTAGAACAAAATCTTTGTTTCGTTTTTTTCTGTTTAAAAACCAAACCACAAAAATCACAATTAATTTCACGTGTTTTACTAAATTTCTTTGATAAAAGAAATTTATTCTGCTCACTCATTACTCTTTTATTAGAACAACTACGTGAACAATAATATTTCTCTTTCTTTGGAAAGAGTTTTTCACGTTCATTAATAATTATTTCTTCACCACAAGCATTACAATTAACCTTGAAATCTTTATATTGACCATACTTCTTATTATTCCTAATTTTACTCTGATGTTTGTTTTGACAACTAATACTACAATATTTATTAGTTACATCATTACCACAAAATAAGCATTTATTCATAATATTCAAATTTATTATAAATACTACGATATATTTAATCGAACCATCATACTCCTTCTTACGAGACAGGGCTGTAACCAACTTCAGCTATCCCGCTTGGTCGGGGTTTTTGTCAATCTCTCTGAGTGTTCCCCGTGACCCTCAGTTCATCCGGGCGCTACCCGTCATCCGCTCCCCAACCCGGACTCGAACCGGGATTTCTCACATCTCGTGTAAGCATCTCTTCCAAATTGAGTTATTGGGGTGTTTGCCCCGCAAGGAGTCCAACCTCGCCTTGGATGATGTGCATTCTCAATCATCGGGGCTGTGCTTTTGTTTTCTATGTTCTGTTCTTATTCACCCAACAGAATCATTTAGAACAAAGTTAATGTTTTTGACCCTCTAATCAAAGCCAATAATGTTTAATTCTTGTTATTTTTTGCGAATTTATCAGGGATAGTAATTCCTAACGCCAGGGTTATTAGCCCCACAATTACTCGCAAGACCTCCGGGTCTTTGTCATCAATGACGGCATAGATGAATAGAGCAAACGCCACAATGGCAATGTGCCGCTTTGATGATGGATTGCCGTCAGCATCCAATAGCATCCCCTTAATCCAATTTAATAATCCTCGCATACCTTTTTAATTATTGTTTGTACTTGACCCTCCAAGTGGCCCATATCTCTGTGATTCAATATTACATTGTCGAACATACATCCGTACTTGTAGTCTTTGTCTCTGTCAAATCTCTCGGGTGTTGTTCGTTGCTTTCGCTCTTCCGTGGGAGCCAACACCAATACTTTTGTCACTTCAAACCGAGGGTCTTCCATTAACATCTTCAATCCCACTTCATCAATAACGTAGGAATAGCATGGCTTGTTTCCGAAAATAACACCACAATATTTGTACCCTCCATATACTGTTTCAGCAATTTTACCCTCTATCTTACCAAAGGCTTCTTCGCTAACAAACACATGATGTGTGTCATTTTCGTCTCTTTTAGGACGTGTCGTATGAGAAGTTACTGGCGGAATCCCATGCTTTTTTAGAATATCTGCAATGGTTGATTTCCCAGATCCACTCTTCCCAATGATGGCTATTATTTTTATTTTTTTACTCATTGTCAATAACAAATTTAACTCCAAAAATTTCTTTGATAGTCCTATGCTTCTTAACGCCATTGTAACTCATATTGTGCTTAATGGCATATTATGGTATTGTTTGCAGGTTCAAATAACCTCCGGCACGTTCAATGAATTGAACTAAAAAGCCATTTGGATGGTCGCTTTGCATCACATATTTATGCAAGTTCAATTCAAGTTTTCTCTCAAACTCCTTATATGTAAGGCTTTCCATATGGTTCAATTTATTGAATTAATGTTACAATTACGTTGTGTTGCATTAAAAACGACAACACAACACGCAATATAGCAAATACTACGTGCGTGTGTCGTTTCAGCGTCAGTGCTTATTCGGAGCAAAATGCCCCCACCGCACAATTAAACAGGCGTAATGTCAAGGTAATACTCTTTACCTTCTTCAAACGCATTGCTGGCCTCAGTTTCATAGCTAATTGTTAGCGACAAACTACCAGCGGGGGTAAACTTTGAAAAGGATTTATTTTCATCACTGCCTTCCAAAACAGGTGAAAATTCAACTTCCTTTTGTTCAAATTCTGGGGAATCTGTAATTCCCACACATTCAAATTTAGCTCTAACTTTACTCATAATAAAAAGGGTTTTACAAAGCCCGCCCAAGGCATTTTTTGTTCTGTCGTTGTTTGTTAGTTAATTTTTTGCCGTACGTGCCATATTGCTTACACGTTATAGTGCATTTGCCCACGCACTACGGAAGTTCAATATAGAAACCCCCACGCTCAACCATCACTTCCATTCCTGCAATCTCTTCTTTGTCATAACCTTCCTCAATCAATTCCGACTTAGTTCTTAATTCACATGGGTCGTCATCACCTGTCCAAATCAAATGACTGTTACTAATTTTGGCATCACCCAGCCCGCTCAATGTTTTATTACTTGCAACCACTATTAAATCTTGGTTTAATTGCTCTTTACTCATTTTGTCGAGCTTCTTTTTTAAGTCTTTAAGTTTCATCTTTTACTGTTTTAATGCCTACCCGCAAAAACGCACTATAACATGCGGTCATAAAAAATTGCGGTGTAAGCGGTTAATATTTAATTTTCTACATTTATTCAAGTTCATTGGTTAGCGGAAAGTCGTGCAGTTAAATCCGCAACTTTTCATACCGCCAGCCGTTACCCATACTCTTAATGCTCTCATCAGGAAGCCATATTTCTCGATAGGGCTTTTTAACATACTCTTCTAATGGGTATATTTTATCATTTGCTTTGAAGCATTTATGGGTATGACCCTCTATGTCTATCACGTTGCAATGGTTTTTCAGGTTGCAAGCAGACATAAATCTCATCCAATGAATCCTGTCTATACCAGGATTTCCAAATGATTTCAGCCCTAAAGCCTCCTGAGTCTCCATGTTTCTCTGTAAATCATCAGCAATAAATTGCTTTTGATCATCACTCCACCTCTCCCAATATGCCTCCACCAACTGTGATGGAAGCATAGCGGAAGAGATGGTTTGTCTGTTCATGGCATACCTAATAGCCATAATACAGGTTTCCCATTCTATTTCTGTGAGTGGTTTCATAATACAGCTACTACGTTTTCGTACAGCACCAGAGACGTTCCGTCCTCCAATGGCACTTCCGTGTTTTGCTTATACAGGATGTGGTCTCCGGCTTCCAAGTTAATAGGATGTTTGGGCGTTCCTTTACCTGTGCGTAACACTTTACCAATGGACGGCTTTATGTTTTCAGCGTTTGGCAGGAATATTCCTGCTTTAGTAGTCTTATCGACTTTTTTCTCAATGATGATTTTATTTAATATTGGCTCCATAGCTTAATTATTTATCATTAATGGCATAATAAGAGATGTCATATTGTCTTCTCCTTGGATAATGGCCGCACGCGAGGGTTCTGACATCTTAAATGTTACTTCCTTGCTGTTTATGTTCCTCAATAGCCCGGCCAAAAATATTCCGTTAAAACCAATGGTTATATTGGCATGACCCTCGTATGTCATTTTCTCTTCCCCTGAACGGCCAAATTCTATGTCGGAAGCCGTAATGACAAGATTATTGTTTTGAAACGACATATTAACCACATGGGAAATATTGGACACGCTTACAATCCTGGATAGGATGGCTTGAAGAGTATTTTTGTCTAACTTGGCTTCTTGGCTGAACTCGGTTGGAACAACAGACCTATAAGCAGGATAATGACCCTCTTGCTTAACTTGAACAATGCGTTTGTTACTTGATTCTAACACTACTAAACCGCTATTGCTTTTGACTGTTATTTCAGACCCTCCCATTGACGGAATGTGAGAAGCAACGTCCAAGGACAGCAATAGGCTTACATTTTCTTTGGGTTGACCCTCAATGTGTTCCGTCATTACCAATCTGTGACTGTCTGTACCAACAAATGTAATGTTGTCCTGCTGAATATCCATATTGACAGAACTGAATACTGGCCGGAGGTCATCAGGCACGATAACACTCTTGGCGGCATTAACAGCGGAGATAAACTCTTCTCCTGTAAATGTCACAACCTCTTCGCAATCAGAGCTGTCGTAGTTTGGATAGTCCTTTGGGTCTTCCATAGCAATCTCATACTTTCCGTTTGAGTGTTTTACAATTAGCCTGTGCTTAATGAAGTCGGGAGTAATGTCAAGATTGCCTGATAGCTTTCCGATAAGGTTCTTGAAGTCCTGCCCCGATACGGCAAAGCTAATATCCTGACTCGAATCCACGGAGAGTGACGTGTAGAAGCCTGTCTCTTGGTTAATGCCCCTCATATACATAACATTGTTTTTAACGTCACATACAATATTGGCATGAGCCGGAATGATTGTCTTTGATTTGATTCCTCTGGCGCAAAATGTTAGCGCATAATTTAGTTCTGATTGTTCTACATTCATGTGATAAAAGATTAGTTTATTTTTTTAAAGTGCTGTTACAATTACGTTAGTGGCAATGCTTACCGAACACTCGACCAACAGCCAACTCATAGTATTTTACCTCTTTTTCAATCCCAATAAAATGACGGTTCAACTCCTTTGCTCCTAAACAAGTTGTGCCTACTCCCATTGTGTTATCCAAAATCATATCATTTTCGTTTGAGTACGTGGATATAAGGTATTTTACAAGTTCCAAAGGTTTTTGAGTAGGGTGTATTGGCTTTGGTTCATTATTAAAATTTAAAACAGTGGTAGGATAGTTTGTATATTTTTGCAAATACTCTTTTGATTGTGATTTTCTATAATAATTATGCCCTTCAAAATCAGCACTACATTTATTTTTATCTCCATGCCTTGTTTTATTTATTTCTATTAAACCTTGCGGATTGTAAAGCATAATATTTTCATTCCCTGCCGCAGTAATAAATTTTGAAAAAACGGATATATTTTCATTTTGATTTAATGGTCTATTTTTTGAATTTAAAAATCCAGTTTTTCTACTTTTTACCCAAATCCAGTCATACTTATACCATTCTAAATTACTTATTCTTAACATTGTAGAAAAAGGCTCTGCTCCAAATAAAACAACAGCACCATTATCTTTTATAATACGTTTATATTGTTCCCAAAGTGGCTCTAATGGTATTATACTATCCCATTTGCAAGCAGTTGTACCATAAGGCAAATCTGCCAAAATTAACTGAACCGATTTATCAGGAATAAGAGGTAAAATATCCATACAATCAGCATTGAACAAAGCACTGCCACTAACATCGGCTATATGCAATAGCGGGTTCGGTGCGTTATTCAACATTTGTTCTACTATCATATTTTATCTATTATTTAAAGTTTTGTGTTTCTAATCCGCTACTGCACATAGCCGTAGCCGTTATACACCCACAAACATATTAAGATTACGCACACAATACAACACAAAAATATTTAACTATTGTTAAGAATTCCTACATACTCAGCAACGGCTTCATAAACAGCGATTATCGGGTCTTCATTCTCTATACCAATATCAACTCCCATTCCTGTGATTAAACAAACTGTTGTATCCGAACCAATACTGACAGAGACTACGCATCCATCTGACGCCACAGCATCTACCACAGCCATTAAATCCTCCCATTTGCCATAAGGGGCATAGATTGTGGCACTGTCAAAGTCCATATATCCATCCTCTTCTGTTCTCCACCATGTGAACCCATTAGCGGAGTCAATTTTTGCTACAGGAATCCCCATGTAGTCTGCAATCATCTTTGTTCTTTCCATGGCTTTCACTCTTCAAAATAATAAGGAATAGGAATTTTTATTTGTGACCCTCGGTCTATATTGTAGAACCGGAATCCAGACTTCGTGTTCTTGAAATTTGTCTTTACCCAATTACTCGGAGGGCTAAATGACGGATAGGAATAGTAACAAAAGTCATTGCTTGTAGTATCGTCAAATACAGCTTGGTGTGAGTCTCCCTTGCTAAATTCAATGAAGTTGCCGTTATATAACCCATGTTCCTTACAATATTGGTCTATCTTCTCGGCTTGTTTGGCATCCAGGAATGGCTTAAATCCGAATTTTAGGTTTTTGCTGTCCTTACCATGGGATAACAGGAATGTGTGTTTGCCTACCACGTAGTGATTGATGAATCTTTTGAAGTTGTTTATTGAGACCCTCTTTCCGTATTTAGCTTCCCCTATTTTTTTGAATGACGAAGCCACAAAGTATCCGAACACGGATGCGTGATTATCCTCTGTGATATTGTTGCAAATGATATAATCATAGTATTGGGACAAATTATCTAATAAAGATATTTTAAAGTCCAACGCAACATCAAAGGCTTCTTTGCTATTCATGTTTTGAGGGAGAGAGTGTTCACTCCTTGCTGTCTTCCCGTTTAGCCCGTCAAGAAAATCCCCTAAATCGTCAATATAAAGCACATTTGACGACTTGAATGCTAATACATGGGCAATCATATCATCGAGACGAGAAAACAGCTTATTCCTATCCCAAATTGAATCATATAGAGGGTCACCATCATCATTGACATCCATGGCTATGTGAACGTCTGAATAAACTAATCTATCAAACCATCTGTCATTAGGAGCTGTTGTTATGACCCTCGGCTTCGTAACAGCCTTTAGATGCTTTTCAACAATAGTGTCTAACTCATCCTCAATGTTATTTACCATATCTTCTTCCGGCGTATAAAAAACAATGTTATACGTCATGTGAGCGGACTGGTGTGAAACGAGTTTGGATGATTTTACTGATTCAAAAGGAAGGCCGTATTTCTGACAAAACTCTTCTATGCTAAGGAATTTATTCTGTTGGGCATCCCATGCAGAGGGTAAATCAGAAAAATAATCGTTTGGCTTGGTAGTGGTGGTCTCTTCCGGGGTGCTGTCAGATGTCTCAAACCACCATTGTCCGTAAACGGGTCTTTTTTTGGAAACAGATTTGCTTATTGCAGCGTGTGTGATGTCAAGCTCTCGTGCGGCCTGACGCATAGATTCGTAACGGCCAATAACCTCGCCGTTAGAGTTTTTTTGTAGTATCATAAAAGGGTTGTTTTGTTTGCATGGCCCTAAGTTACAAAAAATTATGAGAATTAATTAAATACAATAACAGTTTTGTGAAACGGAGCGTAAAACGACAGCACATAAAAGCATTAGCATTAATACTACGTTAGTACTCATAATCAACACCAAGCAATATAAAATCTACAGATTCAGAGTAGTATCCGTTACTTTCGCCATACCATCTAATATCTACATATCCTTTGATTGTTGCGAATTTGTAATAAGTCCAAGTACAAGAACCCCACTCATCCGCTTCTTTTGTTCGTTCAACATCTTCTTTAGAAGTTGGCTGGTAATTAGAAACTTCTTCCGCTTTTAGTATTGGACTTCCAACTAAATCTTGTAAGTCACCAACTATATCTTCAATCGAAACACTTTCGCAACAATCTTGTCCGTGATACATTTTATATTGCTTTCCATCTTCGCAAGTAAATATTATCTCGTCATTGCCTTTGTTTTCTACTTTAGTAAGTGTTTTGCCAATCAATTCTTTTAATCTTTCCATTTTATTTAAGTTTTGTATTTGTGAATTTGTACCAATGCTAACAATGTGTACCAGGCATTAAAACGACTTGTTACACTCAGCGTTATCAAATCTTAGCATCCTTACATATATCTTTTAAGGCGCAACTCCGACACAATGACTCAGAGGGTCTTGCCTCAAATTCGCTATTCATAGCATCCTTTACTCTCCTTACAGACTCTTGCACCAATGCTTCCAATAGCACTTCCCTTTGTGCATTCCATTGGTATTCATATTTGGCAAGCTGTCCGTCCATATCGGCTTTCCCTATCCCGGCTACGAAGAACCAAAAATTTATTTCTTCTTCGTCAATAGGGGTGTTATACAGACCCTCTAACTTATCGCTTTGCTCGGGATTAAATCGCTGTAAAAAATCCAATGGCTGGTCTTTATACCTCCTTGCGATAAAATGATAAAATAGGGGCTGATTCTTGACAATTTTGGCATAATCTCCCCAACAATGATTGCAAGCAGTCCTTACCCACTTATCCGCAATAGAAAAGAAGTCGCTGTAAATGTCTTTTGTCGTCTTTACATCTACTATGGAGAGAATATTGTTGACTAATACAGGGAATAAATCAAATTCTCCTTTTAGCCATATATGGGGTCTGTATTGGGCTATTAGCCTTACTTGTGTGTTGGAGGGGTTAATGCGAATACCATGGGCATACATATATCCATACAATCTATCCATCTGCCGCTCTATGCGTGTTTGGGCGACCCTCTTTGTGCCATCGTTTTTACGAGGTAGGTCTTCTACTTTTTCCCCTTGGGCACTGCTTCCGAGTAAGAGGGTCTCAGCATAAAGACCCTCCAACATAGGCAGCGTAGGACTTCGTGGATAATCCTCGGCAATGTATTTGTGATAATAACGCTTGGGGCAGAAGTCTATTTCTTCCACCTGATCGTCAATTACAAATACTCCGAGTTCTTTTGTTTCGGATTGTGAGAGTATTAAATTGTTATTTTTTATCATATTTAAGTAAAAGATAAACCCTAATTATTTGGGTTCTGGTGTTGTCAAAAAATCATACAATTGCCCTGCTGTTCTCATTGGAATTAAATTTCCATCTGCATCCCACACTTGCAATCTCAAATTTTCACTACCAAAATCAAGCTCCCAACAAAAATACGTTATCCAACTTTGGTTTGGGTCTTGCCATAAATCTACTGGCGCATCCTTCATGCTTTCTTCCAATAGTTGGATTGTAGCTTCAATTATAACATCATTGCTTGGCAATAAATTAGCTGTACAGGCATTGGGAAATAAAATGTTAAGACCCTCGGCAAACCTGTGATCTTTTTGTATTTGAGCCTCTAATGACCTGAGGGTCTTTACAAATATTTCTTTACTAATCATCAAATAATGGCATTGAACTGTTCAACAATGTAATGGCCTCAACAATATCTTGCCGACTCTTTATGTGCAAATCAAATTCAACAGACAATATGTCGTCTGATACGTTTGGTAGTTCCTGAATCTCTTCTACGAGGTTTTTAAGACCCTCTAATGAGTCCTCTTCGCAAACGTGTGTTCTGTCTTCAACTTCCGAACCATCGGTCGTATAGAAGTTTACTTTCATTCTGTGTATTCCACTCATAACATTTTTATTTTAGCGACGGGATTCCTCCATCGTCTCCGGTTAAAATTATTAATATCCAAATGATAATCATCAATATTCCCATGACCACCAAAATCCATCTGGCAATGTAAGCACCCATACCCAGGCTCAATCCTATTCCAAACACCCAGAACAATGCCCACCATATCCAGAATAATACGTAATGTAATTTTGTTTTTCTAAACATGACTTTTCGTTTTTGTTTGTAACAAATGTAACCTCTATCTATGTGAAAAACAAGTTAAAGATGCTTAAAAGAAGTGTATTTAACATAATGCGCCCACCTCCATTGTGGATAGATTTTAGCTTCGCTACGAACATCAGGATGGCTGTCGGGGATGTTTGATGTAAGACCCTCTGATTGGTATTTCCGTAAACACTCATTTTCGCATTTTTCTGCGAAATGAGGGAGACATTTGATTAAATCATTGTTCAATTATTAATAAATATCTATTAAATATCCAGTAAATCTTGTAAGTGTGTACTTTTTTTACGCCATAGTGTAGTTTTTTTACACCATTGTGTAATTTTTTTCGTCTAAGTGTATTTTTTTTACTCGGCATTGTATTTTTTTAAAAAATGTATTGACTTGCTGCTAAAAACTCCATATATTTGTGACATACAAAAACAAAAAAGAAGCACGTTATGAGTTATAGTAAATTCAGAAGCCTAAAAAACGGCTACAAGACATTAAAGGCAAAAGACATTGGAGGGTATGCCAAGGTAGAGTATTCATTGATTGAGGATGAAAGGCTAAGACCGTCATTCAAATTGGTGTATGCGTACTTGCGTTCGTATATGAACCTAAAGACACAAGTATCATCCGTCTCCATATCATTATTGATGAAAAAGACGGGTTATTCCAATGGAACTATCAATGAAGCTATAAAGTCATTAAAGAGGCATGGCATTATTGATGTGGAAAAAAGAGCGTCAAAGGTTCGTGATGATGCTTATAGTGTCTATCGTTTTAAAATTAATGATGAGCGCTTTGCTATGATTTCAAATATCTTCTTGGATTCAAGTAAACTAACATCAAAGGAAAAAGAATTTATAATCTTAATATTCCCATATATATTAGAAAATGATACGATAGGCTCTGTCTTTGAGCCAGTAACATTAACATCACTTGCAAAGAAAATCGGGCTAACAAGGGCAACCGTAAGCGATCGGATTGAATCATTGAAGTTAAAAAATCTATTGTTTGATTATTATAGTAGAAATGGAGGGAGAGAGCATTACACATTCGTAGGTTATGAATTAAACATGAAAGAAATAATGCTTGACAACACAAACCAAATAATAAAAGAAAGGAATGAATTGTATGAAATAGTCAGAGAGAATGGAATTACTTATGAAACTAAATGTTAATCTTTAAATTTAATCAAAATGGAAGAAGTAAGAAAGTTTGAGTACAATGGAAGCGAAATTACGTTTAAGTTAGGTAATGGAGACACAATGATTAACCTAACTGAGGTTGCCAAGGCATTCCCGAGTAAAAACCTAACAAACATCCTTAACTCTAAAGAGATGATTGAGTATTTGTTTGCTCTTGGGGGTGAAGATGATGATACCAAACTACATTTTTATAGTTTGGCTGATTCAGAGTATGTTAAAATTGTTCGAGGTGGTGTTTACAATGGAACGTGGGCGCATCAAAAAGTTGCCTTACGTGTAGCACAAAAGCTATCTCCACGTTTTGCTGTATGGGTTGATGAACGCTTAGATGAATTAATGAGGCACGGGGCCACAGCCATCAATCCAGAAGACTTGCTGAATCCCGACTATGTAATTTCTGTTATGCAAGCCCTCAAAAAAGAACGTGAAGAGAAAGCACTTTTAGAGGCAGAAAACAGGAAGAACAAGCCACTCGTTGATTTTGCAAATACCGTGGCTGGAGCATCAGATGCAATTTCAATGGGAGAGTTTGCAAAAGTTGTGTATGACCAATCAAAAATGGGGCGTAACAAGTTGTTCCAATGGTTGCGTGAGCAAAAGATATTGGACAAGAAAAACCACCCATGTCAACGCTATATTGATAATGGATGGTTTTCTGTTCAGGAGCAGACGTACACTACGCCATACGGCAACGGCATAAACCTTAAAACTCTCGTAACGGGGAAAGGACAAATCTCCATTATAGAAAGAGTTAAGGCAGAATTTCAATGATTCAATTAGAGGGGTGTTCAAGCCCCTCTTTTTGTTTTCTCTACAATTACCTTGATTCAGCCCTTACTTCCCTTAATTTGACGGCAAATTGCCTATCCTCCGTCTTAAATTCTCTTTCCAGTTCCTGCTTGAATTTATCGTAGTAGGCATTCTGTTTCAGAATCTTCTTGTAATGGGCTTTGCTCTTTTTTATCTTGTTATTCAAATACCGAGGGTCTTCATGCCTAATCTTAGACAAACATAGCATTTGTTCGTATAACCTCTTTAATTCTTTATTGAGGTATGGAGTAAATTCATACAATGTCTTGTTGTGCGCTCCATGTTTTTTAAAGACCCTCACAAGTTCGTGGGCAAACAGCTTCTTCATAAACTTCCTATTCCGGCGTAGTCCTAAAGAAGTCTTATTATCCCAATCATCCTTTCTGTGGTCATGTGTAAGAGTTGCAGCATATACGTCATCCACAGTAAATGGTTGATTAGCGTGTAGCTGTATGATGACATCAAAGTCATTCAACGTAAGAAACTCGTGCCTGGTTAGAAAAATGTCTTTAACCAAAGGGAAAAACTCTAACCAAAAGAATCCTACATCCAGACGCTTCGTTCGGAATATAGCCTCCAATGAACGCCTGGAGCGTGTTCGTAAATATTTCTTGAAGGACTTGGAATAGTTGTGCCTATTGTCGTTGGCAGTGATAACTTCGTACATATCAATTAATTTTAAAATATATTGAACAAAGATAGCTTAAAACTTGTAAAAAAACAATAAAAAGTGTATATTTGGCGAAAGTCCGTAACTGTTTATGCCAAAGGTTGAAAAGTATATAGAATCTCCAAGGGTCTCCACAACAGACTTTGTGTTAGGCACTAATGACGAGGGAGAAGTAAAGCGTTTTCCGGGGAAGTATTTTATTACTTCGCTGGTTAACGAATTGCAATATCTCGCGTTGTGGCAAGACGAACGTGATGCACGCATAGAGGCGGACGACCTCCTTGGCATTCGCATAGACAACGTAGAATTGGCATATGGCACACGCATAACAGACCTCGAAAACGGCCTTGCCGGATATAAGATTGAGGTTGATGATATGCTATACGGCCCCGGAGGAATAGAAGAATCATATCAATCAGCCATAGTTCAGAAAGCAGACGAGATAAACTTGTCTGTTCAGCAGGAGTTATATGGAACAGGTGGTATTCAGGAGAGTTATCGTTCAGAGATATCTGTAGAGTCTGATTCCATCATTTCCACCGTTAATAATACATTGTATGGCCCAGGAGGAATAGAAGAATCCTACACAAGCCAGATAACGCAATTATCAAACTCCATAGACCTTTCTATCTTTCAGAACGGAGAATTACAGGCCGGACTCCTGATAGAAAAAATCAATAATGACCCGAGCCGCATAGCATTAACGGCTGATGTTATTCAAATAGACGGCACTACATCATTCTCATCCAACTATGACCCGTCAGAAAAGACACGTACTTTTAGAGGGTCTGTAGTCATACCCCCATATGACAACAACGATGAATGGTTTGCAGACGATGGCAATCATTATATTTGTATTAACCCAAAATCTTCAATAGAAAGCTATGACGAAAATGATTGGATATTAGCAACAAGATACGTAGGGAGTGATGAGATAAATGATTTTGTTGTTGCTGAGATAGACCCTCTAATCGGAGACATCCAACAGCAAATAGATAAGCAGCTTGTTTATTATTTCAATGACAGCACCAACCCAATAGATACGACAGGATGGGGAGCCACAGAGGTTTACAATAAGTGGTATCAGCCAGATACAGGGAATGCTTATGAGTGGCTATCAGACGGGAGTGGTGGATATGAATGGGTTGCCATAACTGACGATGCCGTTATAGAATTGTTAGAAAGGGCTTCACAGGCGCAAGATACGGCAGATGAAAAACGCAGAGTGTTTGTTGTAGAACCTCCGGCCACGCCAACAACTCCTTATGATGAAGGAGACTTGTGGGTACAAGGGATTGATGGAGACATTCTTACGTGCGTAAATACCAAGGCTACTGGTGACTACGTAGATGGAGATTTTGCTAAGAAAAATAAATACACGGATGATACAGAGGCATTAAAAAAATCAACACGTTATATTTATGGCACAGACCCGTCATTGGATTGGGAAAATGCCGCAGACCACGTAGCGGACGAGTGGGTTGTTCATGCAGAATTTAATGAGACAACATCTTCGTGGACGTTTTGGACTGGCTACCCAACACTCCCAACAGAACTTGATGGCAATTACATCAAGACTAACTTTGTTTGGGATGGCACGGAATGGGATATTGACGACACTCAGATAGACGGTGGGCGCATTATTACCAATAAAGTATTTGCCGAAAACATCTATGCTTCAGGCGCAACCCTTGGAGGGTTCAACATAACAGAAAACTACCTCAACTTAGGAACACAAATAAATTGGAATCCTAACTCAGCCACGGAAGGGTTGATAATGGGATTAGACACAGCAGATTCAAAGTATAAATTTTTTGTAGGTAATAACACAGACCATCTAATTTGGAATGGGTCTAACCTTATTATATCTGGATTTGCGCTAATAGGAGATTCAAGTTCTACTACCACTCTTAATGACCTTGCTCAATGGAATGATATTTTTGAAATAGTAAATCCCGGACAGGTTAATGAGTATTTAAAGGTTAAAGCCCCTCTTGCTTCAACAGGAGAGATAGCCGCATGGTCAGGGGATTCAGAAGATTTCCCTCCGAGTATTTGGGATAGTATGCGTATTGCTTCATCTACTTACGTTGGTGGTGTTAAATTAAGTAGTGATTTCAACATTGCTACGGACGGAACTCTAAGCATAAACGGAGATATTGGTAGTGGATTTGACGAAACATCTAATTATAGCCCATCAGGAATTTGGAACTTCACCGGAACGTTAAATTACGGAGGGAATGCCGTTGCAACGCAAACATGGGCTAACGGACAGTTTCATCCACTTGGAGGGTCTTCCACAAACAACTTTGAAACAAACGACCTTGTCATTCACGGCACAGTTAATCACTGGGTTGGCGATGTTATCACGGTAGATGATGCACGGCTTCAACTCAATAGGACACAGGATGCCGCAACGGTTGCAAGTGGGATTGATATATACAACGGTACAAGTGTAGTGAGTTCTCTCCTGTACAGTACATCGGGCAGGTGGCAGATTGGAGGGCAAAATATTGCTACTGAGAGTTGGGTAGGTAATGGGTATTTGCCTTTATCGGGAGGAGTATTGTCAGAAGGTTTGACAGTTGGATCATCAAGTAATTACCCTCAGATCGTATTTGGTGGAGATAATAGAATTCTTTTTAGGGCAGGCGATCTCTTGAGATACAGATATAATGGAACTGACGATGGTATAATTTGGCATTCTGGAAATGATGGCTCTGGTAGTGGTTTAGATGCAGATAAACTGGATAATTTAGATTCAAGTCAGTTTTTGAGAAGTGACACAAATGATGTGGTAAATGGGCAATTAGATTTTAATGCTAAAGTCCGTTCAGCTTCAAGATATGGAATGTTTGGTAATTATGATTCAAACTATGTACAAGGTATTTGGAGTATTGATACAGGTTATTCAATTAGTAAAACTAATAATGATTTTGGCAGTCAATTCGGTATTACATACGCTCATACAAACGCAGGTACAAGTGGATTAAAAAAACCTATTACTGGTTGGGGACATCAAATTTTATTTACAAGTAATGGAGAAAGAAATATTTCTTTATCATTAAGTGGAAACGCCTATTTTTCTGGCAACGTAGGCATTAGTACAACCTCCCCCACCGAAGCCTTAGACGTTAACGGGAACATCCTCGCCTCCGGCGAAGTAACCGCCTACTCCCATGTAAACACAAGAGATAGATTTAGGATATATAACAGCTCAGGAGCATTAAAATGGAGTATAGGAAATGATGATACGACAGATGACTTAGTTTTTTACAATGCTTCAGGAGTTAAACAGGCCTCACTAAGTCAGACAGGAGATTTAACGGCAGTAGGAGAGGTTACTGCTTATGGGACGTGATAATTAAGACCCTCTAATTGGAGGGGCAACAACAATAAACAAATTAAAAAATATGGCACTACCTACTACGAATCTAACCATGACGGCAGTAAGGAATGCTATTGGTGAATCTTCCAATAAGCTATCTGAATTGGTATTGTCTCCAAAAGTAAATCAATTTGGATTTAACGTGCCGGAAAGTATTCAATTAAATACATTCTGGGGAAAAACTGTTGCCGAAAGAACGGACACTGCATTTAATTATCCGTTGGGATTATTCAGGGCTTACGATCACGATTGGATTGCTTGGTCGAAGCCAATCCCTGTAACATCAGATGTTGATGTTTCTCAGGATTTAACAACTCTAATCGGGCTTAGGAAGGCAGCACCATTTTTAGAAACAAAACCTTATGTGGCAGTAGCTCATAATTTCACTGTTGAATTTTCCAGAACAGATAACTTTAATAAAGGAGGAGGAGTTGAAATATTTACAGGCAATGTTACAGATAGCTTTGAAGTTGTATTCAGCAAGCAATATCCTCCCGATGGAGGTGTAGCGTTAAATGTAGGGGATACGTATTATTTAAATATTATTCACAATTCATCCCCTGATCGAAGATGGTTTATTGAGGGTTCAAGTCTATCGCAAGCCAACAGCGCAGGGGATAATTATATTTATCAACAAGAAGTCCCTGCGGGTGGAGAGGTTTCTTACTCCTTAAATATAATAAGTGAGTTTTATGTTGCATCAGAAAATTATAGTGACACCTTGAAATATCAAGCAGTGGCATCCTTGACTTGCAGGCTTGTTAAGACAATAGACGGGGTAGCCCAGACAGGTGCAACGGCTAATTTGACGCTTGAAATGCACACTGAAACAACTACTGGCCTAATAGGGAATGCAGTTGATATTTCAAAAAGTATTTCTACCGATCAGGACACCACGTTTAGTTTGCAGGCAAGTTACCCCAAAAACAGTGATACAGAGATTGGAGACACCTTATACATTGAATTGTATTCTACTTATTTCAGCGTTGGGGATAACAACATATACAGCACTCGCACGGGCGTAGTTATACAGGACGGCCCTGCGCCAATATAATATTTCACTTAAAACAAAAAACAATGAGACGTAAAGACGAAAAAACAGGCCAAGGACAATCAGGAGGGAAAAACAATTTTACCCCTGTAAATAAAACGAACTACACCCCTTACATTATAGGCGGTGTAATTCTATTAGCCATTTTGGCAGCAATCATTTTTTAACCACACCCCCTCTTTTATTAGAGGGGCTTTAAAACTAAATCATGGATAATCAAAAACAAACATTCACACACGTAGCCATTCCCGTAGAGCTATTCAGAACAATTAGAATTAGCATGGAGAATGCAGTATTTCCTAATCAGTCTTTTGGTCAAGTGGCTAAAATGCTTGGAGAAATAGATAAGAGTGCTAAAGGAGTGTCTATTAATGAAGACCCTCAAATCGAAGAAAAAGAGAAGAAAACAAGCGGGTCTAAAAAATAAGCAACTATGCCAAGTTATAGCAAGTACCCAATAGCGATAGAATACACAAAAGACGACTTCCTCACTGGCAAGCTGCCAAATGGGGAGGTGCGTCACTTCACTTCTGACGCTGTGTTGGAGTTTATGAAAACATGGCTTCCTGATTTGGAAGTTAGCTTTAATAATGTGGAATCTATTACATTCGACACAACGAATGAGGCTACACCAGCCATTGGAGAAATAGCTTGGAATGATTCTGACGGGACGATAGTTATTGGAGTAGTTGGAGGGTCTATCAAAATCCAAACGATCGATAAGGAGATTCACGCTGCTACGACTAAGACAACCCCTATTGATACAGACGAATGGGGTGTATGGGATAGCGTCAATAGTGCATTAAGAAAAGTAACATGGGCTAACATTAAATCTACATTAAAAACTTATTTTGATACTATTTATCAAGCTGTTTTAGTTTCTGGAACTAATATTAAAACTATCAATTCTGAGAGTATTTTAGGGAGTGGTAATATTGAAATTGATGCAGATAATACAATAACAATTCAAACCAAAACCGCCGCGTTCAATTTAGTCTCAGGCGATGAGGAAACTTATATTCGATACACAGGTGCAAGTGATATAAATGTTACCGTTCCAAACACATTAAGAATAGGTCAGCCGATAACAATTTGGCAGGCCGGGGCAGGAGTAATTACGTTAGTCGGCGATACCAGTGTAGTATTAAACGGTGATCTAAAAACAGCAGGACAAAATAGAGGCATTCAAATTATGAAAGTAGCAGATAATTTATTTGATGTGATAGGAGGTGTAGCATGAGCAGACTTTTAACGACTGGGATATTGCAGCAGGCAAGGAATTTAAGTCATCAAAAACAGTATGCGCTTAGTTTTGATGGGAATGATTATGTTGAAATTAATAATAATGGAATCTTTGATTTGCAACTTCCTTTTACTATTGAAATAAAAATGGTTGAAGCAATAGATGCTATTGACAACTCAGTGCTATTGGAAAATAATCAGAATAACGGATATTCTATTCAACCTTATAGAGATACTTTAAAAATAAACTTAGGGGGGGTTGCTTTGCCGGATCCTTCCTGTCCACGTCCTGAGAAAGATGGGTTGTTAAGAATGATTACGTTCACAATTAATGGTATAGACAATAATAATGTATATATTGATGGGATTGATAACACTTTAGTTTCATCAACAGATAACCTTCCAATATATAGTTTTCAACCATTATACATTGGTTCAAGATTAGGGAGTTATGGTCATCGTGGATTAATATCAGATGTTAGAATATGGAGCATAGCTCGTACCCAGCAACAAATTCAAGACAACTTCAATAAAAAACTAACAGGCAATGAACCTGGGCTTGTAGCATATTATGATTTTAATGAAGGAGAAGGAAATATTTTATACGACAAGACACCCAATGCAAATCACGGCACAATATACGGAGCTACATGGGTAGAAATATAACTATACAATCATGACGATCCTATACAACACAACAACAGAAAAATTAGGCAACAGGTACGACCCTCAATATTTAGTTGACGGAAAGCCCGGAGTACTGCCTGATCACATTGTAGAACTTGCAATAGTCGATAATCCACGACCTGAAACAACCGAAACGCAAACGGTATCACAGAAGTGGGTAATTGACATTGAACAGCGAGAATACAGGCAGGAATGGACTGTAAGAGAGCTGACAAAGAGGGAACTTGCACCTACTGTGATAACAAAAGCACAAGGGCTGTTAATGCTTAAAGCAATCGGACTGTACGATCAATTCAAAGCCGACCTTGCATCGGCTACCGAAGAAGAACAAATCATTTTCGATGCCACAAAAGAGTGGGATATCAACAACAGCCTGATAAATAAAATGCAAATTGCTTTTGGAATGTCGGATGATGAGAAGTGTGATTTCTTTATTAATGCGAGTAAAATAATTGTGTGACAAACATTAAGGGCTGATGTACAACCATAGAAACCATAGGAATATGACCCCACAAGACAAGCAACTAATTGACGAGATGATACGTGGTATAAGAGCTGAAATTAGCTCTCGTGACGAAGTGATTATGCTTCACCTAACGCAGATATTGGAACAAACAAAAAAAACTAATGGGAGAGTGTCAAAGCTTGAATTAGAGACAGGAATTAGCAGATGGTTTGAACGAAAGCCTATTCGCTTCACCCTGTTTGTTATATTCTTTTTAGCATTGTCCGTAGAGGGCATTAGGTCATTTATAGAAGGATTATTGTAATATTTTAAACAAATGAGTTATGACTAAGATTAAGATTATTATTGTAATTGCATTAGTGGCAGCAATAGGGTATGTTATTACCCTCCAATCACAGGTAGCCAAGCTGAAAGACGAGCGTGATAGGATTAATAACAACTATCAGGAACAGGTAGAGGGGCTAAATAAAAGCCTTTCTTTTACTAAGCAGGAGCTACGTTCATACCTCGAACAAAACAAGGAATTAGACTCTTTGTTAGAGGCTGAAAAGATTAAGCCCGCCAAGATAAAATACATTACGAGGGTTAAGCATCATTACCACACCGATACAGTTGAAGTTAAAATAGGTGAAAAAGTGCAAAATAATGACTATCTTTACCCTATTGAATATGACAATGGCTGTTTATTTTTAGAGGGCGAGATGGACGTTAAAACGCCAAATTTGACGCTTAACAGGATTGAATATAACGACCAACAAGAACACATAGCCTACTTGAAGAAAAAAGACACGGGGAGACGGTTTTTATGGATATTCCCCATACGCAAAGAATACTTAGAACTGCACACGAACAGCAAATGTGGAGAGAATACTGTTGAACAAATTAATATTATAGAAGATGACTAAAGTTAGAGCTATTACTTATTCTATCGGGAATAAGACGTATTTGCGTAGCGTAGGCTACTCTATCGAAACAGAAGTTGACGGGATGAAGACCCGCTTTACCATTTCTGAAATCAATGAAATTAAGCACAAAAAAGAGACATGGTATGAGATATGGATAAAGAATGCTGACAATGAATTGGCGTTGTGGAAGCGTATTTTTCCTGACAGCATTGAGATTGAATATGACAACTGTGATTTATTGACATTTTAAATAGAGGGTCATGCTTAAACTTAAATTATTACGATTAGAATTAACAGAAGAGTACACGGAGGGGGTTCTTATTAATGAGAATATAAATGCTATTATTTGTGACACCCTCGAAGACAGAGTAAGAGATATTAATGCCGATGGGGATTTGAATGATGAAGATGAGGGTAAAGTTTATGGAGAGACAGCTATCCCATACGGCTCGTATTCTATTAAAGTAACATGGTCTCCGAAATTCAAGAGAAACATGGTATTGGTAGAAGATGTTCCGCACTTTTCCGGTATTAGGATGCACTGGGCGAGAACGGCCAAAAATCTTTTGGGGTGCATTGGTGTTGGAGAAAAATACCAAGACGGGAAGCTACGAAACAGCAATATGACCAATAAATTGGTTGAATTGTTAATGGAGCATGGAAACGAGGGTCAAATCACAATAGAATAGATATGAAACCCATAAGAGATATTATAGTAAGAGTAGAGAAGACCCACAAACAGACCATTAAGACCGAGAGTGGATTTGAATTATTATTGGACGAGAACATAAAGCAAGTCAAAGACACTATTAGGCATGGGGAGGTGGTGGCCGTTCCAGACGATATGCCCTGGGATGTAAGGGTTGGGGATGAACTGTATTTCCATCACGGCATTGTAGGAGAGACTGTTTTAAATGACCAACCAAATTTAGAAAGCCAGTATTTGATAGACAGAGAAAAACATCTGTTTACTGTTCCAACAGACAAATATTGGCCCATGGCTTATGCAGTTCTTAGGGACGGAAAGTTTCAGGCTCTTAATGGCGTATGTTTTGTAAGGCCGATTATTCATAAGAAGTACAGCACGGATTTATATATCCCAAACAACGAAGAAGAATTGAAGAGTATTGGGGAGATGGTGTACTCAAATGACAACTTACGAGAGCAGGGGGTTGATGACGGAACAAAGGTTGTATTTTCAAAGGATTCTGAATATAAGTTTGACATTAATGGAGAAACCCTCTATGCGATGTTCGACAGATGGATTTTAGGCATATATGAAAGCCAATAATAAAAACAGGATAGGTTCGTTAAGAAAGTCTATATCAGAGATTATAGAAGTCTTGGAGGCTCCGTCTCATTTCAAAGACGACTATACTGGTACTGACATTAAAAGCTCGGTAAAGGTAAAGAAAAATGCCTTTGTCCGGGCTAAAAATTTATTGGCAAATCTCCAAACAATACAAACAGAGGACGCACGAAACTCAGACGCTCCGTGGTATGGCGAGACCATACGCAAGCTAAACTCTGCCGCTGAATCAGCTATGACAGAGCTTTCTGATATTATGAAGAAGCCTGTTAACACACACGAGAGCGGAACGTCTGTTAATAGTGCTATTGATGCCAAGCAGGAAGCCTATGACTACATGAATGAGATATTTTATGGAGTTATAGAGCTAAATAGCGTGTTGGAGTCCATAGAAAACGGGGAGGGTGTCAAATCATTAAACACCAACGATTACAAGATTGGATTGGCTGAAGACCATGCTTATCGTGGTTTTTATGCTGAAAAGAAAAGAAAGATTAACCCTGGGTACAATGAGAAATTGGACGCCGTAGTTATTTCGTATGACGGTACGGTAGGGGAGATTATTGAATGCTATGGGTTGCGAATAGCCTTACCTAAGATTCCTAAGAAAACCCATTTTGAGAATTATCGTAAGAAATCCCATCTTCAATATTGGGAGCGCCCCAAGCTACCAGAGGGTCTTGCCAAAGAAACAGCACACCTCTACCTAGACACCATAGAAGAAGAGTTCAGGCGTAGGGATGAAGGCTATTGGTTTATGAATAATGGAGAACCAGAGTACATTACAGGGTCTCATTATATGCTGTTGGCACATTGTAAGGCCGATGCAGAGTCAGGGGCTTATTTCCACTTCAGAAAAGCACACAGAGACTTGTTTTATTTCCTTGAAGCATCATGGGTGGATAATCGGGCCTTGGGGATAATGTTAGGCAAGACAAGGCGTACAGGAGCGACACATGTGGCCGATGCCTTTGCTCTTACAAAAGCTATTAGCACCCGTGGAGGTAAATTTGGTATGACTTCCAAGAAAAACACGGATGCCAAACGTGCTTTTGAGAAACTATCTTTGATGTTTCGGGAATTACCGTTTTTCTTTAAGCCCCTCAACACGGGGGAAGGATTCTCAAACTCTTTGAATTTCTCCACACCATCGAAACGCACAACAAAGAACTCCCAAGGGAAAGTAACGAAGTATGATGACCTCAATACTATTATAGACTACGAAGCAACGTCAGAGGACAGTTATGACGGTAGTGCATTGAATTTCTATATTGCTGATGAGTTTTCCAAGTGGCCGGAGGGAGAAGATATTCTTTCGCATTGGAGTAAGGTTAAGAAGACCCTCTTATCGGGTGGAATCATCCGTGGAAAGGCGTTCATCCTTTCAACCGTAGAGGGTGTTACAGGCGAAGCTGCTGACAGCGATTCAGCAAAGAACGGAGACAGATTTAAGGGGTTATTTTACGATTCAGACCTTACTACAAGGAATGAGAAAACACGCAAGACGAAGTCCGGACTGTATAAGATTTTTATTTCAGCCTTGGATAATTTCGGAGGGTTTATTGACAAATACGGAAATTGCATAGCAGAATCTCCTGAGAAGCCAATAGAGGGGGTAAATGGGGAAAGCATCACTATCGGCGTTAACGAACATCTACACAACGAATGGGAAGCATACAAGAATGACCCAGCTCGCTTGAATGATGAGATGCGTAAAGACCCTATAACAGAAGACGATATGTTTCGCATAGCATCAAAAGACTCTATGTTTAACGTTATCCGTCTGCAAGACCAGATAGACTACAATGACAATTTCTATCTATCAGAGGGTCACAAAGGATATATTCAAGGTAATTTCAGGTGGATAGACCAAGACCCAGAAAAGGGAGCAGAATTTGTAGAACAGGTAAATGGTAGGTTTCAAATAATGCCATGGCTGTTAGATTATCCGTTTGCCAATGAGTTTGTCGTCAGGGGAGGTAAGAAAGCTCCCAAACATCCCGATTTAGGGTGTCTCGGAATTGACCCATACAAAGTTAATAGGGCAAAGGACGGAAGAGGTTCTAAGGGGGCTATTATAGGATATATTGGAGCTAACCCATACGAGGGTCTGCCAAAGGAGCAGTTTTTCCTTGTTTACCTTGCCAGACCTCAATCAAAGGATATTTTCTTTGAAGATGCGTTAATGGCAATGACATATTGTAGTATGCAGGGATTGATTGAGAATAACATTCCTGAATTACTAACGGTCATGTATAAGAGGGGCTTAACAAAATACTCCATGCGAAGACCGGATAGGAACAAGCTGAGTTCTGATGAGTTGATGTATGGGGGTATTCCGGCCAACGATACAAACCTATTAGCCAACCAGGCATCATTCCTTGAAAAGCATATTAACGACCACATAGGATATGCAAGTAATAACGACCATAGACCGATTGGGGAAATAGGGACTTGTCCGTTCAACGACTTGCTGTCTGATTGGATTAAGTTTGACCTGTTAAACAGAACAAAATATGATGCCACTGTGGCGGCCTGTTTGGCCGTATATGGGACACAAAAATATTTATTGAAGAAAAGCAAGGCATGGGAGAAGCACAATACAAGCTTTAAAGCTTCAGACTTCTATGATTTTGTTTAAATTTGCAAAAAAGAGTTAATTTTAGTATATTTCAAAAAATTGTTGTATGAATTATTTTGCTCCTGATATGACTGCTGGGAATGCCGAAAAGGATTCGCCAGAATACGGGCTAAAGATGGCACGCTTTATTGAAAGCGAATGGTCATTGCCACGCATACAAGAACGTAGAGCCAAGATGAAGCTTCTTCGCTCTCACATGGATGGGACAGTAGATGCTTCACACCTGAAGCCTATGTTTAAGAATGCCAAAGACCTATCAGCAATGAGGGTTAACTGGAAGTATAGCTCGGAGGTTCCACGTATTGTAAATTCTATTATTGAGGGTTTTTCATACGACAAATACAGAACGTCTGTAAAAGGCGTTGATATGCACTCTCAGGAGAAGCGCAGTAGGTTCAGGAGAGAGAAGATGAAGGCCATGGTCACAAAGCAAGAAGCAGAGGCTTTGACGAACATGACCGGGATGGACTTCAGGCCGCAGGGTATGGTTCCTCAATCCATGGAAGAACTTAATCTTTATATGGAATTGGAATACAAGCAGGCCACAGAGATAGCTGCTGAATTAGGCATACAGAAAGTTATGGACTATGGGGAGTGGCGAGAGACTTTTAATCATATCGCTGAAGATTTAGCATTATTCAGAACAGGAGTGGCTAAGGTTGTTCCAGACCCTCAAACTGCCCTGAAATTTGAATATGTTGACCCAGAGTCATTCATATATAGCCAAAACGTAGAGAAGAATAGGAATTACAGTGAGGCATGGTATTTTGGTCAATATATGCGTATGCCAGTTACGGAGTTTGAGCGCATGACCAAGGGGAAGATACCTCCTGAAAAACTCGAACAGCTTATTGGCCGGTATGGCTACACCCTACATAAATGGGAGAGTATGTCAGAAGAAGAAAAGGAAATATCAGTAGATGTTATTCGATTCTGCTTCAAGACAAATCGTTACGACATTAAGAAGAAGAAGTACAATAAACATGGAGGGTACAAATACATAGACAAAGACGACTATTGGACTCCACCGGAAAATATGAAGTCTGAGGTTGTCCGTATTCCTTACGAAGTGTGGTACGAGGGTCTATATGTTCCTGGTACAGATTTCGTAGCCAACTACGGCTTAATGGATAATATGATGAGAGAGCCAAAGAACGCTCGCAAGGCCGTAGCTCCATACATCCTCTACCGATTGTCATCCGAAGCTATTGGCGAGAAGATTGCTGAGATTTGCGATGATATTTATATCACACAGATTAAGCTACGACAGTTGACTGTTAAGATGAAGCCCAAGGGATTTGCCATTGACATTGACGGTCTCGGTGATTTGGACTTGGCTGACGGGACGAAGCTATCTACCCTTGAAAGGGTCAGAATTATGAGGGAGGATGGAGACTTGCTATTCTCAGGTTCATCATTAGTCGATGAGATGCAAAATGTTAGGTCTCCCATACATGACCTGCCGGACGGAACGGGTCAGGACTTGGTTAATCTACTGAATGTTTACAACCACCACATGAGTAGATTGCATCAGATAACAGGTATTAATCCACAGGCTTCGGGGGCGGCCCCTCCAAGTAGGACTTCTGCTGATGTGTACCAAGGAACGTTGGCTGCCAGTCAGAGGGTCGTTAACAACATTTTCAATGGTTTGTTAAGCATTCAAAAACGCGCAGGAGAGGCCATATTAGCACGTCTTCACTCCGCATCAATGCTTGGAGAGACGGAAGACATTATCACGTCTATTTTGGGCGAATACACGACAAATATGATAAAGGAAGTTGCTAATCTCAAACATTATCAATTTATCGTTAATGTTGACCTGAAGGCAACAGACGAAGAGCGTAGAGAACTTATCGAATCATTGGCTGGAGCATTACAAACAGGTTCTATTGCCATTGAGGATAAAATAGACATTGAAGAGATAGAGAATTTGAGATTAGCTAAACAGATGATTAAGCTACGTCAGAAAGCTCGGAGAGAGCAAGCTGAACGTGATGCTGCCATTAATCATCAGAGACAGTTAGAGCAAATGCAAGCGGCTGAACAGGCCAAGCTTCAACGTGAACAGGCCATGGCAGAGATAGAGAACATGAAGGCTACTGCCGAATACGAAATGAAAGCAAGGCTTCAAGCGTTTGAGAGCCAGGCTAAACTTCGTGAAATATCTCTGAAAGGGCAATGGGATGTGGCAGAAGCCAATATCCGGGCACGGGCACAGCACACGAACGATGCCTACAAGGAAGACCGAAAAGATGAACGTTTGAATCAGCAAAGCACGCATCAGAGCGAATTAATAGAACAACGTCAGTATAACACACGTCCCAAAACTTTTGAGAAGCCTAAAGTGGATAATTCAGGCATTGATGAGTTTGAGGGTCTAACACCTAATATTTAAGCCATGGCTCCACCGAAAAAACCATACTCCCAACTCAGCGAGAGTGCTAAGTGGTACAGGAAAAACAAAGAGGGTCGTAAAAAGAAAGCGGCCACAGACAAAAAGGTTAATGCTCGTCCAGAACAGCGTGCTAAGAGAAGTGAGCTAACAACGAAGAACAGAGCATATGACAAGAAACACGGAAAGACAAAGAGAAAGGGGAAGGACTATGACCATAAAGTAAAGAGGTATGTGAAGTCTTCCGTAAACCGTGGCCGAAAAGGAGAGGGTAACAGATAACTAAAATAAAAAGCAAACGTAAAAAGAAATAGTCATGGCAAAGAAGAAACAAGGCCCAAAGGCCGAACATCAACGTGGAACCAACAGGTCTTTTGCTTATCAGAAACAGCAACTTGGAACACAGCTATATGAATATGCAACAGGACATACATCGGAGTCCATGAAAAGGATAAAAAAAGCAAGGTCGCAGGGCAGAATAGCCGGAGGATTAGAGCAGGAGATAAAGGCAGCAAGAATTATTAAGAACAATGGAAGACCTGGTGAGTGGATGCCTAACACAAAAGCATCTACGTATGATGCAAGCAATATTCAGACATGGATGCCTCCTCTAAAAGTCCCTAAAAGGATGACAGGAAAAAGTAAAATATCTACAAATAAAGTCAAAACGAAAAAGAGAATTAAGAAATAAAAAAAGCCCCATTATCGGGGCTTTTCTCGTCTTAAGGAAAACAGGAGTCGAAATTAAGAAACAATTTATCAAACCTTTGTTATACTTAATTAAGTTAAATGACTCCTGTGTATTGTTAAAATGGCAAACTGTCTTCTTCTTCCGGCTCAGGCGGAGCTACTGCATCATTGCTCTGTGGCGCACTGCTAAGAACCTCCACGTTAGCAAGCTTCAAGTCAGGGAAATACCTCGTTGTTCCGTCTTTCTCCCACTTACGGCCCCCGAGGAAAATACTAACATTTACCTCATCTCCTACTTTTAGAGGGTCTAACTTATCCACATTATCCTGAACAGCATCAACGGGGATATAGTCTGAAAATTCCGGCTTATCTGTATTCTCTACAAATACAACAAGCACTCTTTTCTTGAATTTCTCTGTAATCTGTTGTGTCTCTCCTACATGGTGAACGACACCTTTTAAGTCGATTTTCATACAATTTACTTTTAATTTGTGTTTAACGTCTAAGGGCAAATGTAATGTGTTTGTTTTCCTTACGCAACACAATGTTTGTTAATATATCATAATTTTATTGCATTTGATTTTTCACATCAAAATCACTTTCTTCAATAAATTTATATATCTCATCAGTTATCCAGTCTGCCAGATACGCTATGGGTTCATCATTATTGAAATCAGCCACAATGCCACGGTCTGAAGCTATGAAGTTGGCGGCATGAATAGACTCATGTGTAATTGTGCCATGAGTTATTTTTCTATAACTATATAGAAAATTAAAAATGACAGCGTAAGCGGCACGCCCATTGTAATTTACGGCCAATGTGTGACCATAAGGTTCTTCGTCTTTAAAATCAGGTATGTGCTTTTGCAATTCACTGCTATCATTGGTAAGAAAAATTAGTAGCGTACCACGGTATAGCGGAATATGTACTTCTTTTTTATAGAAATGTTTTTCCATGGTTTATTTTTTATATTTAAGATATTCATGTCTTAATTCTTCTATCTTATCAAATTCTTCAGGATAATTTTCTTTCCTCCATTGCCTTCTTTGGCCTTCGTGCTTAGAATATCCAAGCTCATCAAACTCTTTCAGTTGATAGCACCGTCTTTTAGAAGCCTCAAAAGATTCTACGGGGAGCGAGAAATGAGCACAATCAGGCCAGCCGCCTCGGAGTAGCTTATGAGCACCAATCCCATAGTGGTTAGCAATGCAAAACTGTTCACCTGATGGCATAGTTATTCTTACAGCAGATAGGATGGCTTGAAGTGATGGGGCATTTAATTCGCACTCGTAATTGTACCACCAAAGCGGCTTGTCTTTGTTGGCCTTAACTTTGCACAAACCAAACTCAACACGAACAGGTTCCCCCTGCCATTGATACTTTGGATAAACTACTGTTTTCATTTTCATAATAATATATGTTTGTTAATTTTTGTGTAATAGTATTTTGTTTGACCCTCTAATGGGAATTTATGATGGTTTTATAGCTCTTATTTTCCTTGTGTGCTACTTTAGTAGTATTATTGTTTTTCATATTATTAATATTAGATAAGTTATTAATGTATGTAAGAAAAGAAAAACGTTAACGAAAAGATATAGCAATCCCCTTGCTGGGGGAGGAGTGTTTGAAAGAACTCCTTACATTAACACACACCTTTTAATCGTTTGCATGGCAAGAACAGTGCTTCACTCAGAGTCATCATCGCAAACAGAGCTAACCTGTTTGTAACTACTCTTCGCTATACCCAGGGAACAACTTACCTACTGTATGTTACACTGCAAAGGATTTTGTGTTAGCTTCCAACTAAATAATGTTTGTGCAGCAATTTAACATAACTTGTAGAGAGGAACTTTAGCCTCAAATCCACTACGTTTTTCCCAATTCTCTATCAGACAAACCGTATATGCCCGAGTCTCCGCTATGTGTGCTATATTTGCCCTATCGGGGACACCTCTCCGCTATGTTTAGGAATTATTTCATCCTTGCAGATACTACCCGACTTCTGTCCCATTAAAAACGTTCAGCCTTCATGGGAGTACACGGGGCTACCGTGGGGCAATCGTTTTTTGGGGCATAAAAAAACCCCTTACTCGTTAGCAAGAGGTTTCTTTGGTAAGGCCCCTTGCTTGTTGTGTGAGAAAAATCGATGCCAAGAAAACAGGGATTTTTCGCAAGCAAGAAGGGCGAATTTCTTTATTTGTTTTCTTAGTCAAGATTTTCCTCACACGCCACAAATATAATTACTTTTAATGGAAAATAAAAGAAAAACACAAAAAACTTTCACAAAAATTTGTTTTTAATTGTTAAAGAATGTATATTTGCGATGAATAGATATTTTAAATAGAAGTGTTATGGATAAAGAACCATTTAGCTTTTTTACGAAAGCAAGTGACAAACCGGAAGAAACTCCAAAACAGGAAGAGCCTGTGGTAGAGAAGAAGGATGGTAATGAAGACCCTCCGGTTGAGGCCCCAAAGGATGAGCCTGAAGAGCCGAAGGAACCACAAGAGCCAACGGACGATCCAAAAGAGGACAAGTTCGAGGGTCTGACAAAAGAAAAGATTTTTGAAGCATTAGATCAAGATGAGAACGCTTATCTTGAATACCTGTCAAAGAAGACAGGAAGAGAATTGACAAGTCTGGAAGACCTGAAAGAAGTAAAAGAGGTTGAAAAAGAGCCTGACCTTCCCGAAGATGTAAAAAAATATTGGGAATTTAAGAAAGAAACAGGCCGAGGGTTCAATGACTTCTTGAAAGCAAATAAAGACTGGACAACCGAATCCAAAGAAGCTGTCGTAATGGAACACATACGGCAGAAGGAGGGGTTGGAAGGAGAATTGCTGAAAGAAGCGTTTGAACTTGAATATAGACCCGATGAAGATTCTTCTGACAGGGAAAGACGTTTGGCAGAGATTCGTTTAGAAAAACGGTATAACCAAGCGTTGCGAGACCTAAAGGAAAGCCAGAGACAATATGCACTTCCTACCGATGAAAAGGACGGCCAGCGACAAGCGGCAGCCCAAAGGCAAGTGGAGGCAGAAAAGTTTCAACAAGGCATGACGGAAGCGGTTCGTGGTATTGACAGACTTGCAGTGGATGATTTCTCGTATAAGGTGGAGAAAGACCCTCAAATTGAGCAAAGATTTTCATCTATCGAAAACATCCTTGCCAAATACAAAAAGGGAGACTCCTATGATTTTAAGTCTTTGGCCGAGACTATTATCGCCGGAGAGAATCATGCACAGTTTGCTAAGGCTTATGCCGAGCATTACAAAAACAAAGTAGTGGAGGACGAAATGAAGAAAATGTCACATCAGCAAGACCCTACCAAGGCACAGCCAAGTGAAGGGCCACATGATGTGAGTATTGACAGAGTAAAATCGTTCTTCAGAAAAGTTTAACGATTAAAATTTAAAAACACATGGCACTTCAAGATTTTGAATATCTATCCCCTGCTGACGCGATTAACCACGGTTTAACGCCCACCGCAGAGAATTACATTGACTTGTATGACTTCTCTACTTACGCCCGCCCGGACGTTCGAGCAGAAGCCATTCGCAAGTATGACAACACAGTTGGAGGGTTCCTCAAAAAAATGGCAAGCGTAGAACAGTTGAAGTCTGATAAGTATATCTGGACTGAGCTGGAACGCAGAGCCGTAACTTATGATGACGCTGTTCTGACTGTTGGTGCAAGTAACGTATTGACCCGTGATGCTTCAGCTCCTGTTGCTTTTAGGTTGCACGAGAAAGTGAAGCTGTACACCTCAGCGGGAGCAGGAACATTTATTGTAACTGCTGTAAATTCCTCTACTTCCGTAAATCTCGGTACTTATGACCAAGGTTCTATTGACCTTGTAGCAGGATATACCGCTCCTATTACAGGTATTTATACGTATTCTCTTGGTATTGAAGTTGGCAAAGGTTCTGCCGGAGCAGATTTTACCGCAGGATTAAAACTTCCTTATTCAGTTCATAGTGTACGTCCGGCCATTACCCGTAACGTATATACCGAGCTTGGTTCTACACCTCCTGTTGCAGGATGGGTAAGCATTAATGGTGAGTTCCGTTGGTTCTTACATGAAATTGATGCAACCCGTGAGGACACTCTTGAGATGATCGAGAAGAAAGGTATGGAGGGTGAAGCTCCTGCTGTTGGTTCTGATGCTGAAACTCTTGGATTGCAAGGCACTCAGGGTGCTTTCGACCAGATAGAATCTCGTGGAGCTACATGGCTTGGACAAATCACTACTGCCCAAGATTTGGAAGACCTTCTGAAGCACTATAATAAAGTGCAGGGTGCTTATGTGAACTTGTTCATGTCAAGCATTGACCAGTCATTGGCCTTTGATAGCCTTGGCCGTCAGTTTAACGCTTCCTATGGAGATACCTCTGTCCTTGACAACCACGTTGGCGAGTATATGATGTCTCAGGGTGGAGGTAAGATTCTGAACCTCGGAACACAAGGATTTATCCACGGTGGATATACCTTCCTGCATCAAAACTCTAAGTATTTAACAGAAAATACTTTCCGTGGCAACGATGCTATTCCTGAAGCAGACAGGATGCACTTTTTCACTATACCTCTTGGTATGACTCCTGTAATGGATGGAGACCAGAGCCTTGCCGCTAATCCTCGTACCGTTCAGCGTAACTACATGACCAAGATGGAGCTTCGTCCATTCAACTCATGGGCTGAGGGTGGAGCAACATGGTTGGCAAATAAGACCAACGGTGATGACTCCTTCAAGATTTATTTCTTGGAAGAATCAGCACTGGCTCTTTTCAATGCAGAGAAATTTGTAATCGGAAAAGGAACTGCTGTTTAATAATAATTAAGGGGAGGGTCATAACCCTCTCCTTTTTCTCATTTTATACATATATAATCTTAAAAACACAATGGCACAACCAACATCAAACAAAGCACGCACGAGTGCTAAGAACCTCATTAAAGAACGCAGGCCCGCAGTAGATTCGGGGATGGCTGTGTTCGCATTAAACAAGGGTATTAATTTGCTTATCAGCCCTAAATTCACGTTCATTGACTCAGAGGGTAACAGGACTCATGTGAGATATGCACAAGATCAAAACTCTATCTTCGTTGACGAACAGGTGGAGATTGACCCTATTAAGCTATCAAGAATTGTTCTGAATGAAAAGACGGTCATTAAGGACTCTCTGCTCATGGACTTTCTGCTTATCAATCCGAGTTTCGGCAAATTGTATAAGCTGATTGACCCGGCAGGAGAAGCCAAAAAAGAGATGGATAGGGTGAGTAAGTTTGATGATGTATGGGATTCTGTACGTCAGTTGTCTTTGGAAAACACCAAGGCATTGAATTTGCTTCTTAATGACGTTTCTCTAAGTCAAATGGCAAACACCACAATGCCTGAGTTGAGGCTGAGTATTAGGAAGATTGCAGAGAAAGACCCTGAAAGAGTTCAGGAAGCCATGGCAGACCCGGTATTGGAAACATTGTATCTCTACCACATGGGAATAGCCTTGGATGTTATCAAATACCTACCACGCAGAGAAGTAGTTATTTGGACTGACTCACAAAAAGAATTGTGTAAAGTGCCGACAAATAAAGAGCCATCAATGTTCGTAGCCAGGCAGCTATTAACGGATGATTTCTTGAAAGCACGAGAACTACTTGAAACAAAATTGAATGATTAACACAGTATATAACGTCGTTCAAGAACTCCTTAACAAAAACGGGTACGGGTTACTTACCCCTACCCGTTTTGTGTATTTTGCAGAGACGGCACAGCTAAAGGTGCTGAATGATGCAATAGAAGAGTTCATACAGAAAAAGCGCAATGCGGCACGCTACGACAGCCCAGAAACTCTTGACACGTTAGAGGCGTTGAAAGAGGTGTTTTTTGAAAGCACCACATTGTCTCGGGAAGTTGAGGGCACGGTGGAGGCGTATCATCTATTGCCGAGCGACTATATGCGGTGGGGTTCTGCCAATTTGGATGACAACACGGAGATTGCTAAACAAGAGGGTCAATATAAAGCAAGGTTGGAACGCAATAGATTTGTAACACCCTCACTATCGACTCCGTACTGCCACATAGAAAACAATAAGCTGTATGTATATCCAACAAGCATAGGAGCCATTGATGACAATGGAACACTCATACCGTGGGATGAAGTAACTCTCAGCTACTATCGCTATCCAAAGAAGCCAAACTGGACGTATCAGACTGTGATGGGAAAACCAGTATTCAATCCTGACAGTGCATTGTATCAGGACTTTGAACTGCCGCAATCTATGATGGACAGGTTAATTGTTGAGATAGCAGAGATGGCAGGAGTACATATCAAAGAATCTACGATAGTTCAGTATGTTTCGGCAGCTAAGAATGAGGACTTTCAAAAAAGTAATAGGTAATGGCAAAGTTTATATGGAAACCGGAAGTTATTGATTTTGGCTATGAGCCTGGGAACACGAGGGTCATAAAATTCATCCATGAAGCCACATCTATTACGATTAGTGGAAAGCCGTCATGGTTGGAAGATATTGACGTATCTTTTGACACTTTCAGTGGAGGTAGCCCGGCAAAAGGAACGCTGACCGCGACTGTCCGGTTAGACCAAACACGAGTTCAGGAACAGGGGATTATTACCGTACTGTCCGATGCAGAGAGCTATATGATTCCTGTCGTATTCAATTACGACTCCGAACACGTTCCTGTGATGGAGATTATTGATAATATCCTTATTTATGCCGGAGACGAAAGTTATGTGGGAGAACGAGACAGGCCCAAAGCTATATTGGCAGCTAAGAGGTGGATTCAGGACAATGCCGGAATATCAGGAACGAATGTAAGGTTTTCAGAAATATCTGTTGATGAGAACAGGGTTCATTTACCGGGAGATTTTGTTGACTTGCGTGGGGTGTATGTAGTTTCCTCAGATGGATATTTAAGACCCATGTACCAGTCAGACAATATTAACATTGGTCAGGAAGTTGTTCAGGATGAAGACGCTTTTGCACTCCTGGATGATGCTGGGTATGTTATTAGTGCCTTTGGTCTGACACCGAGGGTCGATAACGAAAACCCATACACTTATTATGGTGTAGATGTTGGAGCCATATCTCAACTCGGCATGGGGCAAACAGTATATCAGATAAGAGCCGGAGAAGTTTCTGGGAATGGCTTGTATCGCTATGACAAGCAGAACAGGGTTATACTTGTTGATGGCAATGTTATTAAGAACGTGGTGGTAGAATACTTCTCAGACCCTATATTAAGGCATAAGTTGAAGATGGACATGGGCGAAATTCGTGTCCATAAACGCTATCAGGAAGCATTGGAGGCACACATCTATTACAAGCTCATAGAGATAAACAGACACGTCCCATTGTATGAGCGTAACAATGCTTTGAGGGTCTATAAAAGAGCCATGAAACGCGCTCAAATGAAAGGATTAGATTTCAATGCCTTACATCAGGCAATAAAAAGATAATAGGACATGGTAAAGTTATCGGCAACATTTAACGGAGCAATGGACAGAGACTCCGATGACCGCTATATAAAACAAGGAGATTACCGCACCCTTAAAAATGGTATCATAGACAGAGATGCTGACGGGGGTAGGTATCTTGTTAAAAATTTGCGTAGCTCTAAACTTGTTGCTGAATTACCCACGTCTGCAAAATTGGTGGGAGCAAAAGAGTATAAGGGTTTTTTTTATCAGTTCTATTACGACTCCATTACCCACGAGTTATCGTTGTATCGGGTTAATCCTTATGCCGAGAATGATTATGTTCGGATATTTGAGCGAGAATTAAAAGATACCTTTACGGAAGAGATTCCGGGAGACCCAGGTTCAACAACACCTGCTGGAACAAATTTCTACAACAACTTTCTATTGGCAGATGTTGGAGGTGCGTCACATCTCTACATATACAATGCTTTACAGGTCAATGGAGATATAACAGTTGATTCATCAGCTACTGCCGGAAGTGCTTTCGATTCCGAGGCTGACTTTAATTCGTATTTCAGGATAGCAAATGAGGGAACGCAGGATGAGTATGTTATTTGTAATGTTCCTATTGTGTCAAAGGTGGAGGCAGAGGGCCCTAATGAAAATACAATAACCACTACCGACTTCAGTTCATTTGCGGACTTCCAACAATATGTGACTGTAAAAAATAAAGGGTTGGCTGATGAGTATATTGTCATCACACTCCCATTGCTCACAGAAGAGGTGCTTACGGCATTTACGTCAGAGGCATTTGCTTCAGCTTCTGATTTCACGTTTGAAGACGTTGTAGAAGAGCCAACAGACCCGACAACAGTCATTGTGGGGGAGAATATTTATGAGGCCATCAATGAGATAAATTATATTGACTTCATAGAGAATCAATCTAATGGAGACATAATGTGCTATTGGACGGATGGTGTGAACCCTCCGTTTAAGGTTAATATCTCGTGGCTATTGGAGGGTAATAATTATCACTACATCAGGGATATGTTCGTGGCAAAAGTTGTACCACCCGAGCCGTCAATCATCCCCTACCACGACTATTCTTACACAGGTGTAGATACAAGGCACGATGTTTTTCAATTTGCCACAAGATATGTCTATCAGGACGGAGAAAAAACTCCATTATCTACGTATTCTAAGGCCGCTTTTTATCCGTCTATCGGAGAGCAAATAACATCGAATAGCCAAAACATAGGATATTACGTTGACAATGGCACACTTTATCAAATATCAGGCTTTGATAATTCGTCTCCCATAACTATATCC